CTGCAGCTCCTCGAGGCCCCGAGTGTAAATCGCAGCCCATACCGGGATTCTTGCATCATCCTTCAAATACGGTGCGGCTTGCATCAGCGAGCCGTAAAGATATACATCAGGCGCCTGCGAAAGCAGCCAGTTCGATGCAACAGTGCTCGACAGCTTAGTCAGTTTCGCGTAATAAATCAGCTCTGCGGTGTAGGTGTTGTCCGGCACCGGCAGCACGCGGATCTGACCGCCCACAATGCCGAAATACTGGGGTTTACCCGCAGATATATACGTTGTAGATTTGAGGGTATCCAGAGCGTCGATAGACTCAAACGTGAGCGCCGTTACCGGGTTCGTGTTCAGTTTGATCGACTTGGTCTCCAGAAAGTCAGCCGGCACAGCGCTGTACTCGGTATCAATCGACGCGGTAGCGCGCACGATCATCTGACGGGTGCGCAGCGTGCGCTCAATCTGAGCCTCGGCCAGAGCGATAAAGTCCGGGACAACGCTGGTCAGGTCGGTGCGGTTTAGCCAGTCGGCAACCGACGCCTTCAGCTCGGTGTATGTGGTCAGTGCCATTAGGTTCCCTTCGCTTTTTCCAGATCCTTGATCGCCCAGGTGTGATCGTGCTTGAACTCGAACATTCCGATATGTCCAATTTCCTTCGACACATCGTGGTCAATCCAGATTTTAAAGCCAGCTTCGCGTGCCTTCTTACAAAAAAACACATCCTCGCCGATGTAGCCACGCTTGTCGCTACGCCAGGGCGTCTCGTACCACGGTTCACTTAACGCCTTGAACACGCTGGATTTGATGAGCATCACGCCCATTCCGACAGAGCCAACTTCTTGCAGGCCGGTGCTATCTGGCATCGTCCAGACCAGCTCGCGGTCTCCGTTTTCCTTGTACACCTGAGCCGTCGGCCCGGTAGGCATCCGGCGCCTGGCGCAGTTAGTCGCCACAATATCCACGTCATGCGCTAGTAGGCGCGAGATCATGTCCTGCGGAAACCGCATATCCGAGTCGATAAACAGCAGGTGCGAGCAGCCTTCGCGCATCGCATCCAGCGACAACTCGGCGCGCTGGTTTGCGATCAGCGTGCCCTCTGAGATCTTCAACGAGATCGCGTCGTTTGTGTTTAACGTGTGGTGGCACACCAGGTTAACAAGGTCATAGGTGAACATGGTGTGAACCATGTCACGCGCGGGGGTGCAGACAGCTATGTAGTTCGTCTTCATACCTGCCCCGGACGCACGCGGAAGTGACGATTTTCTGGATCGTTGATCCAACGCTTCATATACGCCTCGTCATCAAGTTTGCCCTCGGCCTTGAGCTGATAGTAGAGACTTAGCGGAATTGATGCCACGCGAGTCCATTCGCCCCAACGTGCGCGCTCATCCACCTGATTAAATTCTTGCTTGTTCTCTTCAATGATCGCAGTCACATCTTGCTGCGTCTGAATGATGGCCTCGTCTTTTTCTTCGTCGTAGTGCCACGTCCTGGTGATCCCCAGGTCTTTATTCACGTCAAACAGTTTTGAATTTGTCATTTTTTGGCTAGAAGTTAAAAAGGGGGACCAGGTTTCCCTGATCCCCCCGTCTCCGATTAGGAGGTCACCAGGTCAGCGGCCAGACCGTGGGCGTTCTCAGCCAGAACCTTCAGGCCCCACTCGACGATCAGCATACGCTTTTCAGCGTCGCCGGTCTTGGCGAGTTCAACCTGCTGGTACGGACGCAGCACGACCATCTTGGCGTAATCCGGGTCCAGAACCCAAGCATCACGCTCGCGCTGGAAGCGGTTAGGCACCACGTTCACGTTGCCGAAGTCCGACACATAGATGTCAGCGGCGCCGATGATGGTGGCAGGACGCGCACCGCCGTCGATGTTGAAACGCGAAGAGGCGATACCAGCAAAGCCAGACACGCGCTGCTTGTTGACGGGGCCCGTCATCAAGATCTTGGGCGTACCACCTTGAGCCCAAACCTTCTGAATCACGTTCTTCAGGATGGTCTCGGTAAAGGTGCGCACGGTGCCGTCAGTACGACCCAGCGTGGGCAGGGTGGTGTAGCTGGGGTTGACGCCGTTGGTGGTGTCGTAATCGACGTTGGTCTTGACGAAAGCGCCCAGCGAAGCCGAGGTGCGAGGAGCGGTGGTGCTACCAGAGGTGGTACCAGCGTTGTTCAGCATCGCGAATTCTTGATCGCGCTTGAGTTCCGCGGAACGCTTGGCGATCTGGTAGGCGACTTCCGAGCGACGACCGGCCTTGTTGACCACTTCTTCAGTGTTGGACAGGACGATGGTCTTGCGGCTGATCTGCGCATAGTTCTGCAGACGCACAGTGGCGGTAACGGAGTCAAACGAAGTGACGTCGTCGCCTTCCAGCTGGGCGTTGGCAGCAGCGGCAGCCAGCGCGTCGGTTTGCCACTCATACAGCGTATTGGTCACGTTCTCGCGACCAATGTTGCTCATGAAGGGCGTCTCTTCGGGAGAGATGTTGGTGATAACGTTGCTCAGGTCTTCACGGATACCCTTGGCAGAGTAGGTGGTGAAGGTATTAGTCACGATAGCCATGATTTACCTCAATAAAAGTTCAATTGCAGAAGCCGCATCATCGACGCGGCCGGTTTTGGCAAGACGCTGGTTTGCTCGAGCGCTATCACTCATCTGAGACACTCGTCCTGCTGCACCAGGCTTGGCAGGTCGCGGTCCGTTGTTAGCCGGTTTGATGTTGGCCCGTTTGGCCTGCATCTGGTCATACAGCGCAGCTTTACGCAGCGCCAAAACCACCCGGTGGTCGTAAATGTTGCCAAGCTCTTGAGGTGTGAATCCCATCTTTTGACCGAATTCAACGAGCATTGCTTTCTCAGCCTTTGCCTTCGCGGGATCTTTCCACGCCGGCAACGCCTCAATGAGCGCATCAGACTCTTTAGCCTTCAAAGCCTGAAACTGCTCCATCTGCTCCTTTTGCGAGATCTCGGCAAGCCGCGCCTGTTCGGCCTGAATAGCCGCAGCCTTTTCCCGGTTCTCTCGCATCACCTCCCGCTGCCGCACATATTCGATTGGGTCCTCTTGATAGAGGCGTTCCCAGTCGATCTTGGGCTCAGTAGCGGTCTTGACTTGCTCACTTAACGCCGTCAACAACTGAGCATATTGCTCTCGCTCGGCCCGGACTGCCTGCAGTTCAGCTTCGGCGGCTTTACGCGCCTCGGCGACCTGCTGCGTTTTCCGGGTGTAATCCTGAGTCCGTGAATAGCCCTTTTGGAGTTCGTCCAAAGTAACCTCAACCTCCTTACCGTCAACCTTGACGGTGAAGATCTCGGGCTTTGCCTCGTCCTGGGTGTCTTCCTCTAACTCAGGTTGTTCAGCCTCCGACTGCTCTGCGGAATTGTCTTCGTCTTCCGCGAGCTCTTCGGGGGCTGCCGCAGTCACTTCCTCATCTTGAGGTTGCGACTCCTGCGTCTCACCGCTTTCCTGTTGTCCTTCTTCAGGCAGTATCGCGGCGAGTGCTTGGACCGCTTGGTCCATATTCAGGGGGCCAGTGGGCGCACTTGCCTGGGGCGTAGGTGCATTCATTGGTTAAAAATCCTTCAGTTATTTCTTTTGAATACGCTCAATGGCGCGCTGCGCCACCTTGCCGTTATCGATCACCTTTGTGATCTCAAGCCGCAAATTCTCAATTGCCTTGAGCATCGACCAGCATTGCTCGCGCTTTGCTGTTTCTTCTGCTCGCGTTGACTTGAACACCCAAACCTGATCATTCTCCAATTTGGCCAGCGCAGCCGATAGAGTTTCGTCCTCTAGCAGTTGCTGCGCCTTACGGCCTTTCCTTACCGCCTCGTCTTCCGTCATTGAGCCATTCCACTAAGGTTGATGGGGACAGGCACTTGCGGTGCCTGAGCTGCCTGCATAGCAGACTGCACGATGGCCGTCTGCTGACGCATTGCCTCACGGTCCACATTCTGCATCGCCATCAATTCGGCGTTGCTGATCTGGGTGCCGTACTTTAATTCCAATTCATATTTTTTCAAGAGGAACTCTTGAGCCAGCTGGTCGCGGCGGAAGTCGTCATCGCGCATCATCTCCTGACGCTTGAGCTCCAGCTCCGCGGCCTTCTTCTGAATGTCAGCCTGGATCGACTCGGCTTGCACCTGCGCCAAAACCTCTTCCGGCGTGGGTTTGGGCTGCTCCTGCGGGATCTGAAAGTCCGCCGGGATCATCTGGAAGTACTGCGAGGCATCCTTAAAGCCGGACAGTTCCACCATTTTCTGCAGCGTGCGCGAGTACATCTGCGGGGTGACCATCGGATTCATCAGTCCGTACTGATCGACAATCGCCTTTTGCATCTGCGAAATCATCGTCAGAGCCTGCAGGCGCTCATTCGTGTCGCCTTGCCCCAGACCCACGTTAACGGATACATCCATCGACGCATCCCAGGCGCGCGGGTCAATCTCAACCCACTGGTTACGCAGGCGCACCATCCGCGGCTTGTCCTGGTGCGTGGTCAGCAGGTACAAAATGCCCTTAAACAGCTTCTTGAAACCCTCGGCCATGATGCGCGCAGTCAGCTCAATGCGGCCGTGCGAGGCGCTGATCGTGGCCGCAACCGCCGCCTTAGTGGACGACTGCAGCGCGTCAGCGTTCAGACCCATCGCGGCCTTGCTCATGCCGGTGCGGTCCTCACGCAGCTGGTCTAGGTACTCGAGCATCGAATAGCCAGCTTGGCCCACGAAGGGCTGCGACAGGGGCTGCACCATGCCGGGCGCGCGCATACGGATCACGGCGCCGGTTTCGTTGTTGAGCACATCGTCGATATTGACCTGGCCCTCGACGACCGCGGTGCGCGGGTGGATCGACTGAGCCAGAGAGTCCAAGGTATTGCGCAGAACCTGCGACTTGATCTCCTGGACGTCGTGCGTAATGTCGAACACGCTCATCGCCTCAATAGGCGACGTGTGCGGCTCGGGGTCAAACGGGAAGTCGACGAAGGGAATATAAGAGCCGGGCAGGTTGCGCACGACCTTGTAAGCCGAGCCCATGCAGCAGATCTTGCGCAGCTCGGGCAGGCCGTCGCCGTCATAGTCCACGCGCAGATACGCCTCGACGTACAGTAGACGGCGCTGCATCGGGTTCATGGAATCATTCGATCCCATCGTGGTCGACAGCGGTTGACGAGCCAGATATTCGTCGTTCGTATCCAGATCAGTAGACGAGATATTAGGTTCGATCTCGTCCATGTCGTAGCCCATCTCGAGCAGCTCGCCCACGGTGAGCATCTGGCGGTGAGCAATGATGCCGGCCTCCTCAAACGAGCGAGCGCGCCGGTCAATGATCAGCTCCTCGGGGGGCACCGCCATGATGCGGATACGGCCATCGCGCACCACGCGTTTGATCTGCACGTCGTGCAGCATCGGCACGGGCGGAGCCTCCACGCCGGCGGCGGCAGCCTGGGCCTGCACCATCGCGATCTCTTCCTGCGAGACGGCAGGGTCGGGATAGGAAACGACAACCTTGACCTCGGCGTCCTCGCTCATCAGCAACTGGACAGTCTGGTCATCCAGCCCCGAATAATCCTCAATTCGCACCTGCGCGGTGTCTTCCCACCAGTACTTGGCGATGCCGCATTTACGCACCAGCGCATCTTTAAAGATGGCGTACGACTGCATAAAGCCGTTGTTATCGGACGTAAAGACGTAATTGGCGTAGTCGGTGGCCTGCTGGGCATTGGCTTCGTCCTCCGGCCCGCGGGGGACGAACTCGACGACGTTCTCGGTGGAGAAGAACACGCGCATCAGCGAGGGCATCATGGCCGATACCGTGTCGCGCACCTCCATCGCCACGACCTGCGAGCGGCCGTCCTCTTCGTTGCCAAACGGGTCACCGCGATAGTATTCGGTACCTTTTGCACGAATCGGAGAAATGTCCGAATCAATATAAGAAACAGCGTCCGTCAGTTCGCCGTTAATGATCGCCTGCAGCTCGCCGTCGTCCATGACTTGCGGCGCTGCGACATCTACTGACACGGGCATTTCGTTTGTATTCATATCCTCACCATTTCACCTTATTGGCCCAGTACGCCGCGCTCATCTTGCCCTTGGCAATGTTCTGCGCGTGACGAGCCTTGAACGCCTCATTACGCTTAGTTCCCTCGGGCGAACCGCTCACGCCTTGCTGGCCAAAGCGAATCAACTTGACAGCATCGCCGGACTTTGCAAGCACAGCATGGGACTTAGTGGCATGGCCAGGCGTGCGCTTGGGCTTGTTATAGCCAGAGAAAACCTCGGAACCGCGTTTAATCGTCATTGCTGCGCCCCAAACCACTCAAGTGCGTATTCTGGCCGATTTTCCCTGATCCAGGGAACCGCCGCCAGCGTCAAAGCCTCGCCGTCCATCCCCGTCGACTGCGATCCGACGTGATGAACATACGAGCGCGATAAGAAATTCTCGTACCCGGCAGCCAACAAATCGCGGCAATGCACATCGTCCGAGTACCAATTCAAGGGCGGGAACTTCGCCACCGCCCACGCCTGGCGCGAGATGTAACCGAATATAGGCGAGACCACCTCCATCGGGCAAATGCAGTCCTCCCAGGGAAACTTAAAGTAATGCAGATCCTGCTTAAAAGGATTGCTGCGAATGTTCTGCATGGGCCGTGCCGCATCGCAGCGAGAGACCACCCACCCGATAGGTTCGCCCACCTCGTGCTGCAGCGTCACCACGTCGTCGAGCAAATCGTAATAACTCGTCGGCGTCAGCACGACATCATCATTTGCCACCACCACACCGTCGTACCCGTCGGCAAACGCGATATCAATGATCTCGTTGTAATCGGCGCCGAAGTTATTGGCCGCGCCGCGCACCTGCCGATAAACGTCATAGCGCGGGGCATCGACAGGCGTGCGCAGATACACCTTGACGGCAGGCGCGTACTCGCGGCAGCTGGCGAGCATCACCGGCAAGCACTTGCCAGAGACACTCGCCACCACGATTGCCACCTTCATTTCTTCGGTTTCTTGGCCGTCTTGGCCGCTGCTTTAAAGGCGCCAGCGGTCGGAGCACCAGGCGCGCCAGGTTTACGCATACGCTCACCCGAGCCCGCCTTGATGCGCTCGCGCTTGGCGGCAATGTTGGCGTACAAGCCAGCAGGTTTAGCTTTCATCGTCTTCCCCTTCCATAGCAGCATTAGATCCGGGGGCGTACTCTTCGCCCTCGTCCTCGCCCTCAACCTCTTCGTCTTCAGCAATCCAGGCGCGGCAGGTACGCGAGGCAGCGCACTTAAAGTCGAAGATCTCACAGTAACCCAGATCGCCAGCATCAATCACCGACCACGGATCGCCGTCCTCGCCCATGCCCTTTGCGATGCACTGCAGCATTCCCTCGCTGCGGTTGAACGCGCCGCAGTTTCCGCACCGCGACATCTTCGCGTCTTCGGGCGAAACGTCCCACTCTTTGGCCATCTCGCGCCAAAAACCCGTATTAGGCAGCGCGGGATTTTCCGGGCCGTACATCGCCGCTTCAATGGCGCGACCGCGGTTCTTTAGGTTCAGCGTAACGTCGCCCGTGGCGGGCGGGCACTTCATGCCCTCTTCGTATTCTTCGGCCATCATTTGCCCTTCTTCATGGGTTTGGACTTACCCGCCTCAGACAATGCAATGGCAATGGCCTGCTTCGGGTTCTTGACAACTTTACCGCCGGCGCCGGAGTGCAGCTTGCCGGATTTGTACTCGCCCATCACCTTACCGATCTTCTTCTCAGCCTTGGTCATCTTCATCGCAATTCACCTTTTAGGTTAAGCCAGTCTCGGAATATTACGCCGCAGCGGCTGATTCCACTTCGTGCTCGCGCTTGAGCCGTAAGTGCCCACTACGGCATCACTTGCAAACGTAAGACAAAACGCATCAGCCCGGTCAGGCGAAGGCAGCCCGCGCTTACGGATCTCGTCCTTGCCCTCAATCTGGATCTTGCCGCTGCTAGTGAAACTGTAACGCACAGTCGCCAATTCGGATACCAGCATCTCATCCTTTGGCAGCCAGCAGTCGCGGGCCTCGAGCCACGCCTTGGCCTTGTGCCACAGCTCGGCCTTGAGGTTCCGGTACGTCGATCCCATCGCCGGGGACTCCGCGACGTTGATGCCGCGGGTAGGCAGCCCCAGCTCCCGCAGCCGGTCAACGACGCCCGCGCCCAAGCCAATCGAGTCCACCAAGATCTCGCGCGGGCGGGCGCTCGGGGCAAGGATCTCGTACTCCGCAACAACCGCACCCGTGAGCTGCATCAGGTCCAGGTTCTTCCACGTCTTGATGGGCTCGAGCAGAGCATTACCCTGGCGCTTGCACAGAGCGCTCCTGTCACTGCCAAAGCGGGCGACGTCCAGGCCCCACACGACGGGCGCGTGCGCGCTCGGTGAAACGTCCCGCGCCATCGCCATCTCGAGCAGTTCCATCGGGATCACGGTGTCGTCGTCGCTGCGCGGGAACTCGCCCAGCACGCGAATGCGGTAGGCGTTGCTCTCCTCGCCGTAACGGGACTTCATCTCCTCGATGTACGCCTGGCTGACCCGCGGCGAGTTCTCGCAGGAGACCCGCAGCGTCACCCAGTCACCCGACAGGCGGTTATGCGTGTCATAAAAAAACCCGCTACTTCTGACAGGGTTGCCCAGCAGCAGCGTCACGGCGCTGTGGCCGGACATCGAGCCGGCCGCGGCCTCGAAGACCTGTTCAGGGATACCGGACGCCTCATCGGCCACCAACATCACGTTGTCGCTATGCACGCCCTGGAGCGCTTCGGGCTGCTCTGCCCTCGAGGTCCTAGCCGATATGAACGCCTCGGTATTGGCGTCCTTGACCTCGATGCGGTCTTGCTTGACCTCCAGCTGGTCGGCGAGCATCGGCGGGAGCACCTTGACCCAGCGCTTGACCTCGGCGAAGAGGGCGTCGTACAGCTGGCTGCTGGTGGGCGCGGTGACCACGATCTTGACCGGGAAACGCAGGAACAGGTACCACAACATCGCCCACGCGGCGGCCGTCGACTTGCCGACGCCGTGGCCGCTACGGACGCTGATGCGCCTGTTGCCGCGGGCAATGTGATTCAGAAACTCAATCTGCCACTCGTCCGGCGTGGTGTTTAGCACCTCGCGCACGAAGCGGACCGGGTTCATCTTGTAGAGCTTGACGAACTCGACAAACGGGTTATTCGCCAGCTCAACTTCTAAATTTTTTTTCGCGGGCACGTTGTTCCGTGATGGTGGGGGGAGGGGGTGCGGCGATGTGATTATGTACGCAAGTCTCGGATTTTGGGAATCGGTAGGTGTGAAGCGCCGCCACAACCCGCCCCGCCGCGCCGAGCGAAGGGGGGGGTCTCGCGCCGTCCGCGGCCAGGAGCCCAAGCCGCCGCTGTGGACAAGTTGCGCTGCACTGCACACACGCGGTCTCAAGGCCGCGCTGCGCTAAGTTGTTGATTTCATTGCTTTCTTACGCTTTGCTTACGTTTGCAAAGAAATACAAGAGTCATTATGTCAAATTGTGATGCGTGCAAAACCCGCGTTTTGCTGCTTTCTTGGGCACTTGGCCGCGCATCCACAGGCTTATGTGGACAACTTGGGCGTGACTTCTGTGGATAAGTCCTCGACCACCTCGACGTGCCGCAGCGCGTTCATGCGCAGATCCTGGACGTTAATGTTGATCTGCTGCGCTTTTTGTAGGCCGTAAGTCTTTTGATCCCACCGCTCAGCGATCCACTGGCGCGTTTTGATGCGCAGCGCCGCCTTCGAAGGATGGTCTTCGTCCAGCTGGTCGGCTATCTGGA